TACTTTTTGTAGCCTTTTTTTTTGTATATTTATAGAAATTTAATTTAATATATATGACAACAGAAGACTTAATAATAAAGGTTACTGACGAAATGAAGGACCTTTTAATCGAAAAAAACAGGGCATATGGAGACAGTGCCACCAATCCATCAAATGTATTCTCATCAGGTTCACCAATAGATTCTTTATGTGCACGTATAGACGATAAGCTTATGCGTATACAAAATAAGGGAATTAATGATAAAACAGAAGATACAGTATCAGACCTTATTGGGTATCTTATTTTATTGAAGGTGGCTTTGTATAAAGAAAAAAATAGTGAATATGATATGTTTAAAGAAACGATAGAAAATGGTGGACATGTTAATATAAATGGTTCGCCTATATCAACTGTAGAACATCTTCAGGTTCATTATGATAACATAGATGATTATGACAATGAGGAGGAAAACTAAAATAAAAAAAATATTAAAAGATTTGGAATCTTTAAAAGGGGATTCTAATATAAGGTTTGCTTTTTCTTATGTAGAAATGGGAAAAACATTAAATGATTTAGATGCTGAAGTTATGCACAACATACAAGATGACCTTTGTTCAGAAACTCTTTTATATGTAATAGAGGATAAGATTTTTGAAAATCTAAATGGAGAACAGACAATAGATGATCTTATTGAAGAAAAAGAGACTATGGCCAAACTACATATGTTTAATTTATTTAATAAAGGAAAAAAATATAAAGCGTAATGGAATTAATAAATGGAATAATAAGAAAAGTTACTGTAGGTGACATTAAAGATGGTATAACATATGTTGTTGGTCAACCTATAATGAGGGGACAAGCAAAAATCACAGCCATAGTACAAGATGATATGTATTTTTACAAATACAATATGTTAAAGTTTAATGTGTTTATAAAAATGAAAAACGAGGAAGAATCAGAATTATGGAAATCATTTTTTAAAATAACAGGAGTAGAATACAATTTAGATTATAAAGAAGAATATCAAGTTAATTAATATGAAAATACCAAAAAATTATTTTTTAGTTCAAGTTGAGAAAGCTTATGATGATACCATAGAATTTAATGGTAGAGAAGTTTTTTTAGATATTAAATTTGACCCATATAAATTTGCCAGACAATATGGTGTTGTTTATGAAACACCCAGATGGTTACCAAAAGGTTTAGAGTTTGATGTCAAAAAAGGTGATAAAATATATTTTCACCATCTTATTACTGCAGCCAAAGGAGGAGTTACTATAGATAAGAAGTTCTCAAATGAATCTGGACAGGATTACAAAAGTGCAAACCTTGTAGACTGGGTAGAAGAAGAGAATGTATATAAGGTTCATTGGCAACAGATATATGCAAGAGTAAGAAAGGGTAAGTTAAAAATGTTACACCATTGGAATTTTGTTAAACAAAAGGTTGAGAGTGAAGATAATATAAAAACAAAGTCAGGTATATTTTTTAAACCTGAAGTTGAAGATATTACACTTCATGGTACTATTATCCATATGAATGATTGGTTAAAAAATCAAGGTGTTAAAACTGGTGATGAGATTGTTTTCTCAGAAAACTCTGAGTATGACATGACTATAGAGGGAGAGAAACTTCTTAGAATGAGAAATGAAGATATATTAGCGTTGGTTCAAAATGAAAGAAAGTAACAAGTCATATGTACAAAGAACACTACAAGACCTTATAGATTCCTCTAAGGAGGCTGTAGCTATATTAATAAATGATATAAGAACACCTTTAGACCCAGATTTGTCTGATGAAAAAAGAAGAAACGCAATAAAAGCTAAGAAAGAGTGTTTTTTAGATGCTCAAGAAATACTTATAGGTATATCTAAACTGGAAACTCAAATAACAGAAGGAGAATTTAAAGAAGAAAAAGATTTTGAAAAAGGTTTAGCAGAGAAATTTGCAAAACGATAATATATGTCTAAACCCATAATACTAAATCCTAAGAGCTTAGGTGATATAATAGAAATTCAAGGATTAAAAATCCAACTACCAAAGAAACCTAGAAAGAGAGATATATTATTCTCTGATAAAAAGAAGGTTGAGCAAAAGTGGATTAGACAAGAAATACCCAAACTTTTAACTAGAGAAAATGCAGGAGATTACTATGACTATATTGAGCAAGAATTTGTAAGAAGAAGAGAAGGCTTGTGGTTTATGAATAATGGTACTCCTACTTACATTACAGGTAGTCACTACATGTTTATACAATGGTCTAATATAGATGTTGGTTACCCTGACTATAGAGAAGCTAATAGAAAGTTTTTCTTGTTTTGGGAAGCGTGTAAGCTAGATCCTAATAGTATGGGTATGTGTTTTCTTAAGAATAGACGTTCTGGTTTTTCATACATGGCTAGTTCTGAGATGGTTAATCAAGCTACACAGACATATGAATCTAACTTTGGTTTATTATCTAAAACAGGTTCTGACGCTAAGACTATGTTTACAGATAAGGTTGTTAGAATATACAGAAGGTATCCTTTTTTCTTTCAACCCATACAAGATGGATCAAGTAATCCAAGAGTTGAATTAGCATTTAGAGAGCCAGCTAAAAAGATAACAAAAAAGAATAAACATATACAGCAGTCAGAAGCTCTTAATACAATTATAGACTGGAGAAATACTGCAGATAATAGTTACGATGGTATGAAACTCAAGTTACTTGTTCATGATGAGGCTGGTAAGTGGACAGGTTCAACTTCTATAGCTAAAAACTGGTCTGTAACACAAACATGTCTTCTTTTAGGTAGAAAAATTGTTGGTAAATGTATGATGGGATCTACTGCCAATAAATTAGAAGATGGAGGTTTAGAATATAAAAATCTATATTATGATTCTGATGCAACAGATAAAGATTTAAATAAAAGAACTAAATCAGGTTTATATTCTCTGTTTATACCTGCTCAAGAAAATCTAGAGGGTTTTATTGATGAGTATGGCTTTTCTGTAACAGAAACACCTGAAAAACCAATAATGGGAATGGATGGTGCTAATATAGATGTAGGTTCAAAAAACTATATAAAAAACAGAAGGGATGGATTAAAAAATAACACTAATGAGTTGTCAGAGTTTAAAAGACAGTTTCCACTCACTTCAGAAGAAGCTTTTAGAAATGATTCTTTATCTAGTGTTTTTGATGTAGAAAAGATATATCAACAAATGGATTATAATGAATCAGCTGATAAATTAACAACTAAAGGTGATTTCATATGGAAAAATGGTATTCAAGACAGTGAAGTTATATGGATTCCAAATAATAAAGGTAAGTGGGAAATATGCTGGGTTCCTGATGAGGGTAAGAGAAATTTAATAGAAAATAAAAACAACAAAAAGAAACCTGGCAATTCATTAAATCTTGTTGCAGGATGTGACCCCTATGACCATGACACAACAACAGATGGGAGAAGGTCTAACGCAGCCTGTCATGTGTATCACAAATTTACAATGGATGAAAACGCACCATGTGAACAGTTTGTTTGTGAGTATATTCATAGACCACCTAAAGCTGATATATTTTACGAAGACATGATTAAACAGTGTGTATTTTATGGATGCCCAATACTTGTGGAGAATAATAAAATAGGAATAATAAAGTATTTTGAAAGAAGGGGTTATTATGAGTATTTAATGGATAGACCAGAATCAACTCATACAGACTTTAGTAAAAAACAACAAACAAAGGGAATCCCAGGTTCTGGAATGGCTGTTATCAATGCTCAAGCTGAGGCTGTGGCTACATATATATATGACCACGTAGGCTTAAAACCAGACACAGGAGAGGTAGGAAAATGTTATTTTAACAGGCTTTTAGATGATTGGAGCAGGTTTGATATTAACAATAGAACCAAGTTTGATGCAACCATAAGTTCTAGTTTAGCATTATTGGCCTCACAAAAATTCGTCAGAATTAAGGAAGAATCCCCAAAATTTGTTAAATTTGTAAAAACTTATACTAACAGGGGAATTTTATCTCAAAAAATACGATAAATGGAATTTATAGAAAATGCTTTTGAAAA